CGGTAGCCTATGCCGTATCCTGGTACGATATTGCACTGTACTTCCAGCACTCTTGCTGTGTCCCTGTGGTCCCGTTTGTTACGAACCGTGTCGCCTCTGGTCATAAGAGGAAAAGCAGCCGTTAGGCCACTTCCTCCCAATCTTCTGCAAGGATGTCTGCTTGGTATGGCTGAGCCGGAGCGCATCCGCCAAACTCTTTTAAAACAGCTACGATTAGTCCGTTATTAAAATCGAATGCGGTATTGTAATCATCCTCGTTTTCTTGTCTGCATTCCGGATTTGGAGCAAAGAACCAATACCCGCCCCACGCAGCACGTTTCACCTTTTTACCTTGCTTTAGCAATTCCACGGCTTGACCAAAGTTCATTATATTCCCTCGCTTTCACTCATTTATTTTCTTAAGCAACCGCTCTGATGGACTCAAGCGCTGCAACTCTTGCTTTAAGTTCTTCGTGTTCTTCCCGTGTAACTGGCGATCCAACCACTGTTGATGTCTCAGTAACCAATCCAACGGCTGCGCTTTCGGTAGTATCTTCTTCGTCACGAAAGCTGTCTGGGTTAACTGATGGGGCAATATAATCTAACTGATTCGCGGGAATATCGTGTGTATGATCCTCATGATTAATCTCCTGTTGTTGCGCTGCAAGGTATTCGGTGCGAAACGGAATTGCCTTTTCGGCTGTTACCTCCGTATATTTTATGTCTTTGTACAGCGTATAATCTTTAATTTCCTCTTCAGTATCCGCAAGTATAGCCTTAAACTGTTCGTTCCATTTACCCTCATAAACCACACTGTGTATTACTCTCTTTTCTTTCTTGACCGTTTCTGCGCCATCAAGATTTGTTCTCGCTGGTGACTTCGGTGCCGCAGCTGCTGTAATCTTATCGTTTAATTCATCAATCGTTTTCTTTGCTTCTAGCAGTTCATTAGAGGCGTTGTCACGCTTTGTAGCGTTGTCTGCTGCAAGTAGTTGAGACTCATATAATTCAGATTTTAGCTTTGTGATTTCTTCATGCAGTTGACTTATAGTGTCATTAAGTTCAAAAGCTTCTTCTTTTAATTCCTTTATTTCTTTCTGACTTGAGTTTTCCACATCGAAAATCTCTTGTTTTAGTTGCCGAAACGCTGGAATAATTACCGATCTTACAGCTACATGGTCCGCAATAGTGGTGAAATATGCACCTAGAGGTACTCCAAACAGTTCAATTTCTTCCTCTGCTCTTTCAATTACCGGATCTACCTCAGGCTTTTCCATCTCAGCCTTCAATTCAGTAATCTGTTTCTCCAGACTTTCAACCTTGGCGGCATCCTTCAATCCTCCGCGCTGATTCTCGATGTTCAGCTCATACTGTAACTGCTCAATTTTCGATTGCAACTCTGATATTTCCACGAATACCCCTCTTTTCGTTCATATTCTTGATTATTACCTATATTATACACTATTTCCCGGGTTTATTGTAGGTTTTTCTCTTAAAATCTAGCGTTTTCTACAATTTATTTTATGCTGTTTTATTGTTGTCAGGCGGTTTACCCATCCGACCGTATGACCGTCTGTGCGCCTCGTAGTGACTAACTTGATACTGTCCGGTAACTTGGTTGCGTACTGGCTTAATAATGGCTGTAATCGCCCCGTGGGAGTCTGTACATACGTAATCTTGTCCAAGGTCTAATAGACGTTCATATCTCATGCGCTTACCTCCTTGATATAAAGATCCGGGAACATATTCATGAATAGCTTTTTTTTAATCCGGTACACATCCGTCTGCATCCCTTTCACGTCCTCTATTTCCTGGTGACCGTCCGCATAGGTGACCAAGAAGTCTGCCTTGTACGTGATAGGCTGTACGCGCTTGCCTGTGGCCTTGTGGCGGAACCCGGGCATTAATACGTATGATGGCTGTAACTGTACGTCTGTGACCTCTCCAGCGCGTTTCAGTAGCATTAATTCGCGGTACCTCTTCGCCTCGGCCCGGGAATCAAAAATTATCTCGTCAACTTGCGTCTTTTTCGCCCCGTACTTGCTTCGCATTCTTCTTCGCCCCTTTCTTGCTGCTCATGTAGTGGCTCTTATTGCGCTGCGCTGGATTGCGAGGGCCATAATAGGCCCATTCTTCCGGTGTCATAGGTCGTGTGGTGCATTCACTGTTTACCTTCTCCCCTAGCGTTCTACTAGGGGATATGGGGTTTTCTGCTTTGAGGTTAATTTTCATCGGTTATTACCTCCCCTTTGCCATCCATCAAGTCGAATAGCCTTTCATATTCTTTAGCGTCGGTGTCTGGCTGTACTGGTGTGGGGTCAAACTTACCTTCTTCCGCTGCCCATTTTGTTATCATGTATGCATCCTGTGCATTGATATCTTGGTTAAATGCATTTTCGATTTGTTTATCAAGCCATTCCAGCATCTTATCTGCGTCTATCAGTTTCATTGTCTGTTTCCTCCCCTACCTCAAATTCCCTTTTTGCAGTTAAGTAACCTGCCGCGAACCCTAGGCCTGCAAATAATGACAACGTGCCAATAATGATTAATCCAACTTGCATTTGGGTTGTTCCTTTCTTTATGGGGAGCAGATAACCCTATCCGGCCACCGGCTCCGCCTGAGTATTTCGGTCGATTCGAAGCTAAAAACCAACCTTCAAAAACTTTATTTTCAACACTTCCGAATCTAAACTTGCCGAAAAGAATCCCTTATTTTCTTCTGAATGCTGATAATCAAGTATCTCTTTCGCCATTGTCTCAGTGAAGATGCCTTTAAAGTAAGGGATGTCAACTTCTGATCCTATTTTTATGGCGGCTCCACACTGGCATATATCCACTCGCTCCAATATTGTTTTTACATCTTCGTTTAAGTCCGCCCACTTCATATCCTCTTCTCCCCCTCAACTTCTTTCTGAGTCATTTTCCGGCCAAACCTCCGATATGCCCCCAACATTGCCGACATACACCCTTTGTGGCCACCATAGAACTTGGTTGTTTTATAATCACCTGTATGTTCAAGCACGCAGCTGTACATTTTGTTGAAATCCATTTCTTCTTCGCAGTAATCACATTTGCACTCGTTCACTCCTCTTCTCCCCCTTATACCTCTGCCAGATTGTCCGAATGAGTTACGATGGACGTGAATGGATCTACCTGCAGCCATACCTCGTCTACATCACCGCCGATTTCGGCGCTTATTACATGCCCTGCAATTCCGGCGCAAGGCCCAGCAATTACCTTGTACTCGCCTAATATTGTTATCACTTGCATTGTGTATCCTCTCCCTTTGGGGTCTATGACCCATTTTGCTATTCGTCAGTATCTTTCAGATTAACTAAATCCCGGTGTTTCATTTTCCAATAAGCGCAGTCTTCTTGTAACTTCTCAACCATTTCGATAATGCCGTCGTAATATGATTCTTCAATCAGCAAAACATTACCGACACCATCAAGATGTTGTTTCTCCCAGAGAGATTTATCATCTTTAATATCAAGCATGATCTATTCGCCCTCCTTGGGTGCTGGGGTATCTGGGTATAGGGTGCTGAGTTCGTATTTAAGCTGTGATTTCATAATGGATGCCGCCATCCCTTTATCATTCCAAAGTCCGAATTCAGTGATTGCGCCCTCCATCGCCTCTTTCAGCCGTTGTTCCCGTGCCTCTGATTCCTTAAGTAATGCACTATTCCACATTTCGTTTGAAAACCGATCGGGTTCCTCTTCTTCAAACTTTTGCAATCGTTCCGCCACATTCTTATATTCCCGGTTGTATACCTCTTTCATTTCCTCTATCTTGGCCTCTGCTGCGTCTGCACGGGCTTTCTCGGCTTCCCAGGCGGTCAATGTACCCTCGTAGGATTGTTTGTACACTTTGGCTTCTTGGAGCCAATGTTCGGCAACGTCTTCCCATGGATCGGGTAGCATTTCTTGCCATGCCAGTCTTGGAAACGGTTGATTTACGCAGGTTCTTGCATGATGCGCATCCTTGACTCGTTGCATATCCTTTTGCCAGTCCCTCGATGGTGTTTGTGTCATTGGGCTTCCTCCCCCTTCATGAATACCAACCAGTGTGTTTTGCTTCGTTTATTTCCGAAAAGTGGCTTATATCCAATGGCTGTCAGGACTGCGCTCAAAGACACTTGATCCTCGTTCCACTTGAAAATCAGTGTTCCATTTGGCTTCAGAACCCGCATACACTCGGAAAACCCTTGTCTAATATCGAACTGCCACAACTCATTCAGCTTTCCATATTTTTTGGCCAACCAGGAATCATCACCGGCTTTGACTAAGTGTGGCGGATCGAATACGACGAGGTAAAATGTTTCATCTTCAAACGGCATTTCGCGGAAGTCAGCAACAACGTCCGGGCTAACGTTCAGCGTACGACCGTCACACAGTACGTCCGATAGTTCGCGATTATCCATGTAAATGGTGTCTGGATGCTGTTTGTCGAACCAGAACATTCGACTTCCACAGCATGCATCTAAAATGCGTTCCAATGTATTCACCTTCCTTTGGGAGAGGAGGGTTACTCCTACTCCCTTAATGATCTGAATGATCTATTACGGCTCGGGCCTATTCGGTCGTTACGGGGGCCTCCGGCCATTTATGTCGCTGTTTCTTCGTACTGCGCATTAAAATAACTTTGGTTCTGCTTGTTTCAAATGTGATATAGGATGTGGGGAATATGCAGTGTATCCGTTATATTCATTTTCCGGCCAAAGCACATATGCACGATCACCCAGAACCTGCTTTATTTCACCATTTGTCCATTGACTGTCTGTTCGATGTTCAACTATATCTCCCTCTGCCATCCCTGTTCACCCTCCCCCTGCTACGCCATATGCGTCTACTATTTAACTTGTAGGCTTAAGACCGGAATAGTCCCCCTATGTGACAATTCAATTTCCCCTGTCTCAAATGCCTGGAGGTAATTTTTAATCTGCTCTTCGTCATCAAACTTGTAGTCAAAACCGAACCATCCAAAAATCATGTTATCTGTGCCGCAGTGATACTTGCCGCCGACCATTTGATTGTGTCGTATGCCGCCCCACGGCTTCTTTTCGCATACAGAGTAACGCAGCTGCCCGAAATTATTGCGTACCATTACGAAATAGTTCTCGGATACGCCCATTACCCGCATAGGCTTCTTCCAGTCGTTCACCTTGACCAGATTACCAATGCTGACGGTATCCAGGATTTCTTTTGTTATGTTATCTTCATAGATCAAGTTGTTTGCTCCTTTCACTACTAAGCGTGATATATGCCGCCTCTGCCCTCTGTCGGGGGCTAGCGTTAAGTAATGCGGCAATGTCTTTGCCTATCCAGTGCGGAGAATCTGAAATCTTGTCTTCGAGAATGTAATGTAAATGTCCTACATACTCTTCCGCATCTTCCTCTGTAACCTTCATTTGTAAATCACGGCTGGCCGCCTCGTCTGAACAGTAAGGGAAGGCATATTCGTTCCATACCAATCCTTCAGTCGGTCTGCTCATTCCAAACTCTTTGCCCTGCGGGTTCATCATGCGGAACATTCCAGTCACTTCGTCTTGTACGACTTTGTAGCCAAGGAGTTCAGTCAGCTTACGGTTAAGCTCCGGGTTGGTCATTGTCTGTACCTGTGTCATGGCTGTGTCTCCCCTATCGCTGGAAGATAGTAAGATAAAGCGTCATACGCCTGTACGCCGTCGTCCGTCTCTCCCGTGTAATAGTATTTACATGCCTCTGCCAAACGGTCAGATATCCCCATCCAAAATTCAACGGCATCGTCTTTATATTTAATAGTTCCTTCTTGCCGGGCTATGGTCTGTTGTGCCTCAATCAGTTCACGGTGATAAACTGCTGCAACTTCATGTTCTACATCTCTCCACTTCTTTTCTTCTGCCACTCGTTGCTCTGCCTCTTCTAGAGCAGCCAACAGGTCATATATTGCTTTAGGTGCAGCAGCTATTAAATTCCGGTTACCCTCATGCTCCACATCCGTTATCCAGACAGCACCGGCATAAAATTCTGCCCCATGTTCATCCGTGCGTCTCCATATCTCTTTTCCCTCTGCTTGCCACATCCCCTGAGTTGCTGCCGCAAGCAGTGCTTTGTACTCTTCTATCTGTTCTGGTGTCATGCTATATCTCTCCTTCGTTGTTAGAGGATGTATTAAGGGCTTTACGGGCGATTTCATAACCTTCGTCTGCACCGTGAAATATTTTTGAATTACCGTATCTGTCATCGCCCCAGTTTTCTTCATCAGCGTAGATAGTTAGGGCTTTGTCCTTTTCTTCTAGGAGAGAAATTAGGTACTCAATCCATTCAAGTCCGTATGCTTGCACCTTGTCTTCTGCCGTGCAAAACGTGCCTCTGCTGTGAGTCATTTCGTGATTTAGTACGTATACGCACTCTTTGATCTCTGTTAGTTTATTCATATGAACCCCCAGACCCCTCTTTACGGCCTCCGGCTTGCGCCTGAGCGGATTCTGTCGGAACGATGGCCTGCGGCAAAGAAGATGTTTTACCGCACTCTGGGCACTCTAACCATTCTTCTATTCCGCCAAGGTCGTCAGCATCTGACCAGTTATATTTCATTTCAACTTTACATTTACGGCATTTCTTAACTTTCATTCCCTTCACCCTCTCACCTTCTATACGCCCCGTAGAGCGCTTGATTGTTCATACCCTAACTTGTGCCTGTCATTGCGGTTATAACGTCTGTGTGGGGCTTGTATTAGCTGCTACGTTGTCTTTTTGGACTTACCGCCTCTTCGATAGTCATGCCGCGCTGTTTTACTCGGTTGTATAAAAGCTGACGAGATATCCCATTTTTCTTGGCGGTATCATACGCCCATTTTGGATAAATGGAATCTCTGCCTCTGGTTTTGAAAGAGAATACCTTTTCCAGATCATCCGTTGTCATCAACCGCCCACCTAGCTTTTTTAGGTCTATGCTGTTTTCTCGCATGCATTTCATAGCCAGTGGCGTGAAATACTTTGCTAACTCTGCATCCTTCATCCCTGTTTCCTCCCTTGTTATGCTGCCTCAGCCTGCCATTCCCCGTGAACGTTGATACTCTCGGCATAATGCGTCATATTTCCTTAATGCTGGCATGTAGTTCCTATGGCTGCTGCCTATTGTTTCGATGTAGGTTGCTCCAGCAATTATCCTACGCTGGATTTCCTTCTGCATCGCTTCGATGAACCTTTCATACAATCCGGTTAGGTGCTGATAATACGGTTCCCAATCGTTGAATCTGTCTACCTCGCTGACAAGAATCCTGTAATCTTCCTCCGATATCTTTTCGCCCCGGTAAGCTCCGTTAAGCAATCGTTCGAAGAGTATGTTTTGCTCATCCTGGTAGTCCTGAAGTGTCACATATACGTCCCGATCATCAATTAAGCGGTGTAATACGCTGGGTTTTTCGGTCATATTTGAGTTCAACCACTCCAACCTCCCCGTTTCGCTGCTTGGTGAAATTGACTTCGAGTATCCCCTGTTTTGGAGTATCCGGGTTGTAATAATCCTCGCGGTATAAAAGGGCTATGACATCAGCGCACGTCTCAATTCCGGTTGAACCAGATAGGTCCTTGTTAGAAGGCCTCTTGTCCTGAGACTTCTCAGCATCCCGGGCCACTTGTGACAGCCCCATTACATGACAGTCGCAGTCTTTTGCAGCTTTGCGGATTACCCGGCATACTCTTGCAAGTGCGCTGCCTTGGTTGTCTCCTTGTTCAACCCGTTCGTTAACGTCCTGCAAATAATCCACGACTACGAAATCAAGTCCCTGTGTTCGTTTGAGTCGGCGCATGGTATCGGCTATGTAGTAAGAGTCAACACCGCGCTGGTCATCAATGTAAATCTGGTCTATCTCATGCTTTCGCTTTATCATTTCTTCGTACACTGACGGCGGTAGTCTGCCAAACCTGTATTCTCTTAGATTTACATTTAGCTTGTTCGCCATCAGCCGGTCATACATCGGGTTGTAGTCCATTTCCAGAGAGAACACCGCGCATTTGTATCCCATACCACTTATCCGGTTGACATTCTCCAGCATGAAGGCTGATTTACCCATGCTTGTTCTTGCCCCGACTACCGAAAGCTCTTTCCTGTGCCACCCTGTCGTGATCCGGTCCATTGAAGATATGCCGGTCATCATCCCATAGGCTATCGAAGGGTCTTTCACGATCGACATCATCCGGTCAACGTAGTTATCAACCTGCTTTTTCATGTCCCGTAACTCTCCGGTATCCGTGGTATAAAGAGTGAACACATCTTTCTGGAGGTTTCGGACAACATCGTCTGGGTCAATTCCCTCGTCCAAGCAAGCTACAGTATTAAGGGTCATGTTACGTATCTGCTGTGCTGACTGCTCTTTCTTGATCTCCTTGAATAAGATGTCTGCGCGGCGTTCGTTGTACCCAAGGTTCTTAATCTCCTGTAGCTTCTTGATCTGTGGTGTGGCTGCCCGGTTCACCAGTCCGCGATAACTTAGTCCTTCCTCGTCATCAACCGCACACATCATTTCGTATATCCACCAGAGGTCTTGAAACATTGTCTTGTCCAATCTCTGGCGATAATCTCGGAAGATATGTGGGAAGGCGATGAATGTTCCAAGTAATTCTTCGAAAAGCAATCTATTGGTTGCTGGCTCGGTTTCGTTCGGCTGCTCTTCTTGCCATTTCCTCAAGTTCTTTCAACTCCTCTTCTGATACGTCATCAGGTTTTACAGTATTAAGTATGAATGGCTTGATATTGCTCTCGATCTTCCATTCACTGTCCCATTGCTTTTGGTTTACAAAGGTACTTCCAGATAACCATGGCCTATCAAACTTTCTAAATGTGCGTTCATGATTAACAAATTCTATATAACGTTTAAGACCATCCATGACTGTTTCAAAGTTGATCTCTTTCTTTTTGTAATAACTCTGCCATTTTTTCTTAGCTGGTTCTTTCCCGTCTTTCTTGGGATATGCCTTCCAGAACTGTTCAAATTGATCGTCGCATTCGTTAGAATCGACAATATGTTTTTTAATACTCTTATTTACTTTACTTTGTGTACTTTCTGTAACACCTGAGTTATCAATAATTGAATTAATGTCTACATTAACTAAGTTATTGCTTACATTAACTATTTTTAGTGGTGTTTTGTATTGTTCGATCATTTCGTTTATGTCCACTAAAATATATTCACTGATAATCGTTACAACCTTACGACGCTTAACAGCTTCGATGTATCTTTTTTGAAACCCGGATGAAGTAAATATTTGATACTGGTCGTACTTATCTTTGTTAAAAAAACCCCACTGTAAGCACTCATTAATGACTCCATCCAGCGTATCAATGTCAACATTAACTCTGTTTTTGAATACATGACGGTCACGTTCTGACCAATCCATGTAGTACCCACGTTCTTTATAAATCTGCTGCATAAGTTTATTGAGAATTCCATACCCTTCCATCCCATACTTAGCAGTTACCATGATCACCTTGTCATCTTGATCCATGTCAACGTCATGCGGAAAGTAATCAAGTCCCTCTTTTTGTGGTCGAGCCATGTTTACACCGCCTGATCGCGTTCAAGTTTCTCCTTGATGGCCTGCACTACCCAGTCATGTTTGCTATAAGGCGTTTTCTTCGCGGCGTTAGAAACAACTTCACTGAAGCTTGTCTGTAGTCTTAAAGGGAACGTCTTAACCTCTAAGGTGTTGTCATTCACAAGTTATTCCTCCTTTACTCATTCCGTTTTGTATAGTAGAGGGGCCGTAGCCCCATGTTTAGATTAAGTGAGATTGAATTTCGGCCTCTAACAGCAAATCGCGATAGTGATATCCAGAACGGTCGCATACGTCATATGCACGGTTGATTTGACGGTTGATGAACCCTCGTCTGATCCCCCACGTTCTATCCTGTTTGTGGAACAGACGCGCCAGCATGTTAACCAGACGTTCTCTTGTTTCTTTCTTGTTCATTTCTTATCCCTCCGGTTCATTTGATAATCTAACTCAACCCTATTTCTAACTAACTTAATTGTAACTTACTAACTACCGTTTGGCAACTACTTTAATACCATTTTGGTGAATTATTTTACTGGATGGTATTTAGTCCGTTATAGTACAAAGTAGGATAAAGTAGTACAAATTAGTTCAAATAGGTGAAAATAATGATAAATAGCAAACTCCACATTCAAATGGGTACCAAGAAAATTAAAAGCATCCGGCAGTTGTCAGAAGAAACTAAACTAAGCCGGTTGTCTCTGACCAAACTGTATAATGGTGAAGCTAAGGGCATTGAGTTCAATACGCTCAACACCCTTTGTAAGTTCTTCGAGTGTGACCTTGGCGACCTCCTGGAATACGTACCGGACTAAGCACTCTTTAACTGCTGCAACCTCTCTTCCAACTCCGCAATCCGTTTATCGCAATGCTCAACCATGTCTTTGTAATACTCTTTGCTGGCTACTGTATTGGAGTTGTGCAGCCCAGTCTCGTAGATGGGTCGCCAACTCTGCCAGTCTTTCAATTCGCTGAGTATCTGCATCTGCTCATTGCTCATGTGTTAACCACCCCAAACAGGTCAACCTGACCTTCATAATCTTCTGCATCTATGATGTAGTTCTTTTCCATCCATGATGCCGGGGCCGATGTGCCGTAGTTGCTAAACTGCTGATCCACCGGAACGCCCGGGATTCGGCAGGGATTCGCTGCGGCGGCTGTCTCGGTCCATACCCAAAATGTTTTTGCGGTAACACGGGGGCCACTGGTCATGGGAGTAGCTCCGGGTTTTCGGAGATGTTACCGATGATTTCCATTTTCAAATGAGATATGAACATACGATACTCTGTCTTTTGACCAATATATTTCATGGCAAACCGCGCTTCATTTTCTTTCCATGAGATAATTGCAACACGATCAAACTCGTCTTTAGTTACGTCCCCTTCGTAGATCTCCCGTCCGTTCGTGTCCTGGAGTCCGGTGTATTGTCCAACAGATTCAGGCTGAACATCATGGAACCCCCACATGTCCTGTACGCTGATCGTATGACGAAGTCCTTCCGGCATTCTCCGTGTGAGGTAATGTCCTGCCACCCATTCTCCATTATCAATCCGTCTACCGCGGAACTTTATTTCTCTCATCCCTTATTCGCCTCACTTATCAATCTATGGAGTACTTCTGTCTGTTCGTTGTCTAGGCTGTACAGCATGCGAAGCTCAGTACCCGACATAGGACGTTTCGCAAGGCGTTCGCAGTCTAGTGTCAACTCTATGAAAAACGCGTCCTTGGCCTGTTTCCGTTCGTCTGCGAGTGCGCCTTTGAGACTGGTTAGGTATCTTTGGAATAGGTTCATGCTTCCTCCTTGTCATACCAAGTAACATAGTCGCCAATTTGCTCCCATACCCAATCTTGAAATGCTTTTTCAACTTCTTCGTCTGTGGTGCCATCTTCAAATTCAATAGTTTCTCTGTGACTATTGTGTTCTCCCCATCCAGTGCTATGTTTAAAAATAACTTTTCTCATTTATGCTTCCTCCTTATAACTCCAGTAGTTTTTACCGTTACCTTCGCTGTAGTAGAGCCGCAGCATTGCGCCGTATTGCTTCTTCCACTTTCGACCCGGAATCGTGCTGTCGGCCCAATGATGACAGGTGTCTGTCAGTCCGTGTGTGCCGCATAGGTTCATAATGTTGGATGGATCGCCTCCAGGACCTCCCTGTGAGGCGTTTATGATGTGGGCCTTGGTTAAATCCTTAGTAGTACCACAGCGCTCGCAAACTGCACTTGTAGAGTCCTTCAGTTCCATGCTGCGCCTGTTGACCTCCTTGCGCACACCGTCCGTTACCTTTGTGTAGTCTCCACTCTTTGGCGCTTTGCGTTTATGATGCTTAAGCAAGTTCTTTCGATATTCAGCTACTGGCTTCTTTGGCTTCTTTCGCATGGTCACACCTCCGGTCAGATATCGAGTGTCGCCTGATTTGAATCCTCAATAACTTCTGTCGATTCTCCTGGTGCTTCTGCCCAATCCGTAACATCCACAATTTCACTCATATCATCAGTTCCAGATTCAAAGTGTTTTGTGGTTTCGTCTTGGTCCACTGCGCGCTGAAACTCTACACTGATTGGCATATATTTCATGAGAGCCTTAAGAACGGTCTTCTTCGCCATTTCGTCAAAGTGGTCAACCCACGGACCGTAAGTCTTGGCCTTGCTGAACTTGTCGCGGTGGATCATGATATCCTGGCGGCTCATGACCATGAAGGAATAACCGCCATCTTTGAACTTCGCATAAGAGTAATATTTGACCACCTGACCGCGCTCTCCGTCCGCCGGAACATGACGCAGCTTCTCATTGATGCCATATTCGTACTCGAATTCATCATTCTCATGTACGGCCTGGGCCATGATGCTGCTGATCTGTCCGGTACGCCGGGCAAGCTCGATCAGGCCTTTGTAACCAATCTGGAATTGGCATTCGTCCACGCCTTTGTTCTTATAAGGAATGAGGTAAGCATGACCGAGGATAGAAGGCTCAAGGCCCAGCTGCGCGCACTGCATCACAGCTCCTAGAAGGCTCTCAGGCGTGCATACCTTGAGTTTTGGGTTAGTACGTATGCTAGTTGTCGCAATACGCAGGAGACGGTCAGGAGTGAGGTGTTTAGGGATGGCCTGCGCGATGGCTGGCTTCATTTGTTCGAACAGGTCATTGATGGTTTTGCCTTTGGTTGCCGGTGCTGTAGCTATACCGGTCAATGCTCCTGCTAGTGCGGTTTGGTTTGTGGGTGCTTTCATATTCATGTTTTATAGACCTCCAATTATTTTAAATACGCGACTGCCGCGTGCATTTGTTTTCCAAGAGCAGAACTTTTCGCCCTGCCATAAAGCAAGCTCGTTCTCGCCCATCAGCTTCTTGACTTTGTTCTTCACGTCCTCATGGGCATCCTCAGCATGTTTTAAGGCCTGTTTCGTATCTATGAGTCTCTTAATGAGTTCATAGTATGCTTCGCTGATGTTGACGCTTGTAGGCGCGCTGGCAGGGTACATATAGTTCATGAGGTCTGTGTCCTGAGCCTTAACCTCCGGCAGCACTCCAGCCGTAACATGCTGAGTCCAAAAGTTTTCTTCGATGGTGATCAGATTCTTGATTAAGTTGTCGTCACGCTCGATCACGCGCCACTGAAAATCCCAGCCACCGATCAGCACGGCCACATACCATTTATCCGCGCCAGTCACCGCCATATAGTGATTCGCTTGCAACTGGTACTCCGTGGGAATGATCTCCGTCTGCCCATCAAACCAGTTGTTACGCGAATACTCAGCAGTATTTTTGATCTCCAGCCCCGCATTCTCCCCGGGAACCCAGCGGTCAATGTTTGCCAACATGAACGGGTAATCCTTATGTTGGAAGATGTAATTCTGCTTCTGGACCCGGATGCCGGTTTCTTCTGCGAACCAGTCAGCAATCAGAGGTTCCAGGATGCGGCCAGCCTTCATTTTTGGGTTGTCCGGGATCGGCGGGATCTCTCCGATCTTATCCAGGTATACCTCCAAGGCCGATTTATATCGGCTCAGTCCGCAGATCGCAGCAACATCCGAACCACCTATACCGCGCTTGCGCCATTCTAGCCAATCCTCATGTTCCAGGTCCTTTGTGCCGACTAAGCGAAGTGCTTGCATTGATCAATCACCCTTTCCGTGGTAAAGTTATGGTGTGAATTTTAATAAGCACCGTTACTTGAACCCTGGTTGCCGCCGGGGTTTAATATTTTTCTGGCATCGACATTAAGTACGCTATTGAAATTTTTCATGCAAAGTATCACGAGATGTGTGTTTTTCCCTGTGATGCTTTTTACCACCTTCGCCAGTTCCAGATAAAATCTCCGGTCTTTTGCCAGTTCCTTTGTTACGATCATCCTCCTTCGTCTCCTTCCCGTAATGTTCGATTATGTCCAGTACCGTCTTAAGCAGATTCTTTCAGCTCTCTTTCACTCGTTTTTGCTTCATGCTCTTCCCAAGTCATTACTTCTTTAGCGCGAAAGCCCTTCTCATGAAGACGAATAAAGAGGCTGTCTAGATCAACCGCAGACCATGATAGTAGATGTCCGCATTCTGTCTCGATGTACCACTCTATACTAGGTGCAGGCGGTGGATACTTAGCTTGCATCGTCAAACCCTCCTAATTCCCGTACAAACGGTTTGGGTATGCTGGTTAGTGCTTCATCCTTGCACGCTGTACAGTGAGGCTGTAGCGTGTCGTAGACTTCCCATTCGGCATCCCGTCCGCAGCCGCATGCAGGTGTGTAGGAACGGTATGGGCTTGGCTTGGGCTTGTCCGCTGGCTTGTGATACCGCTTGTGCGTCTCAATCAATGTGAACTTGTTTATATCCTCGCGTCTTTTAGCCAACTTTCTTCTCCCCCTTCATATGTGCCTCCATCAGCTGCTTGTGGTACTTCTTATTCATTCGCGCCATCCAAACGTGGAATTTGTACCACGCTTGCGGTGACATTTCAGGGTTTACGCCTTGTGGTTGTACTTTCATGCTGTAACCTCCTTGGGAATAAATTCCTTTCATAGTGAAACTATTTTTGTTAGATTAGATTGAGTATGGTTATCAAGCTCCCAGGCTTTCTCTGTCCATGAATGGGATGATTCCTCTTTTGGTCAGTATTTCATGAATGAATAGTCTTCCTTTTTGTGTCCATCGCGTGTTCATTGTCACATCCGGTTCTCCGTTGCTTCTTGTGATATCAATGGTTTCTGATTGTGTGTACCCTTTGTTCGTGTGACTGTTATATAGAACCCATTGTTTATTGACTTTGTACTGTATTCTTTCTTCATGGAGTATTTTGTTGAGCGCCGTACCAGAAAGACCGTAATCTTTAGCGATTTGAGTGATAGTTATGGTCCCTTTAGAAGAAAGAATCTTATCCAGGTAAGTAAGTTTTGGCTCTATTTCTGATAGTTGTTGTTCCAGCAGTAGCGTTTTAGACTCAAGATTCTGTCGTGTTTCTTCTTCTGTAATCCATTTCTTTGCCCGTTCTACCGGATCAGGAATCATGTACGATGGAGTTTCTGGATTCGTTAATTTTCGTTCCATCTCTTCAAAACGACTTACATATGTTGCAGTAAAAAGTATTCCTTTCGGTCCAGTCATTTTGTTAGCAACCATGTCGCAACCTATTTTAGTTAACAAGTACATCTTGTAGGACTTACCTGTTCCTGATTGGTAGATGCTTTCTACAAAGAATTTATCAGAATCCAAATCTGGATTTTGATCTATTACACTGATATAAGAGTCAATATCCCGAACTAAATGGAAATGGGATTTTCCAAGCATCAGTGCAATTTCTCTACTGTCAGCAAGCAACTTGCCATCTTTACTCACAATCCTGAGTTGGTTCATACATAATCACTCCTAGGCTGTTTTTTTGTTACTAAGCGTTTCGCTTAGTTTTTGATCAAAAAAAATCTTTACATCTTCGTTTAATGCTTCAGCGATAAGAAGCAAATCGCTTAGGTACACTCTTCTGCGACCTTTGACGATATCGCCATACCAAGCACCAGTCTTACCGCAATAACTGCCGATATGCGTTTTTGTAACACCTCTGCTCTTTCTAACGATTTCAATGTTTTTAATTACATAATTCATGCTATCACCTCCGTTTAACTAAGCGTTTCGCTTAACTTATGTACTAAATATAATATATGCGAAACGCTTAGTCAAGCTTTTTTTGTGCTTATCGCTTAATTTGTTATGCGTAACGCTCAATATTGGTATATTACTAATTGAAAGGAGGAAAATAATGAGCGATTTAGGATCAAGACTAAAAAAGGCAAGGGAAAATAAACGACTTACTCAAAAAGATGTTGCAGCTAAATTTGGAATCTCCAATGGCGCGATTTCTGGATATGAAAGAAATTACAGAGATCCAGATTCTGATACTTTGGCTCAACTTGCAGATTTATATGAGGTTTCATTAGATTGGTTAAAGGGAAGGGACCAAAAAGAGAGCGAATACACGCTCCCTGAAGAAATTATGGTTCGTATCATTAAAGAGGCCGAAGAAGAATTCAAGGTTAGTTTACGGGACGATCCTGTTGTTGAATCAGCTGTAAGAGAGTTAGTTCAGCATCTTGCAAAGATGAAAATGAGCGTGAATAAAAAAAATCAATGATAGTGTCTTCGTCAATACGCATTCCTTTTATCTCTATTATTTTACCAGCTAATTTTCTTGACAGTTCGTCCATGTAAACAACTCCTTAAGAGTTTAATGCAGCGATGTTGATTAAATAATACCACATCTCTGGTATATAAAGAACTTGTGTTCGTATTTTAGATAAAAAAATATATGATTCGAGGCTCGATCATGGGTTACAGACCTGGTCGATGCCTACTCGCACGAAGGTTAAGAGAGATCGATAAAAATCAGCAATGGCTAAGTGAAGTTACTGGTATCAGTAAGACACAAATATCCAATTATGCTACAAATTCGCGCTACATGTCCTTGTCTTCAGCAAAGACGATAGCCGTAGCTATCGGATGTACAATTGACGATTTGTATGATTTTATTCGCGAGTAGGCTTGGGCGGCATTTGCTGCTCCGACCCGGCTGGAAGTATAACAACACGTATACTTTGATATCTGTTGTACCTTCTGTAAGAAAATATTACCATGTATATATTCGTTAATATAGCGGTAAAGTTTTACACTATTTTAATATATATTGTACGCATACATAATTTTCACATAGATAGATGACGATAAATAATAATGTGACGTGGTATGACATAGTTCGACAGAAAATCCCGCAGCCGATGTGGATATATTAAGGGGAATATATATGTTGATATACTTTTTAGGGTGGGTTATTGGAACTTTTATAGGTTCATTTTTTGTAGTACAGCCACTTATTATTATATTTTTTAGTATCCCTACTACTATAAAACTTAGAAATTCAGGTGCTTTAGCGACTAATGTCAGACTAATTACAAGAGATGTTGTATCAATAGTAGTACAAATAGGAATACTTTTACTCATTACTTGGATAACCAAAATTTCCAGCCACAATTTACTGGTAGGATATTATGTCGGGATAGCAATAATATTATTTTTTGGAATAGGAAAGGTATTCAGAAATAAAAATAATGTAGCTGACTATGTAGAAAGAAACATTAAATTTCTACATCCTGATTTTATTAACTCATATGTATTGAATATAACAAGTACTGAGCCTGATTCTGAATGGCTAGAAAAGCACTTGAAATTCATTTACGAAAACTCATTAAAATGATAAGTTTGTATTGAATTATCTATATCTTGCTGCATAAAAACCAATGTGTTAAGATAAACTTAAATAAAGACGGTCCACCAACCGTCTTCAGCACAAACATCTTGAGTGGAAGCACCTCTCGGATCGTGTTGACCAAAGAAATGACCCTACACCCTGGCGGAAACCTATGAGTGGGGTCATTTTCGTTTATCGATGTAAGTCAGTAACGCTACGAGAAATATCCCGAAGGTTAATAATTCACCGAACGAAATGTTCATGGCCTCACCCCCTTTCGGAGAGGGCCACCCACACAAGGTGTGTTGTACTCGACTATTATATCAGACCATGCCTAATTATGGGTATGGTCTTTTTGTTACCCCTACCCTACAATACAGACATAGAGAGATTTAAGGAGTGAATCGTGTGAAAGCAGCAATATACATTCGCGTATCTACTGACGAACAAGCCGCTGAAGGATTCTCGATTGATGCACAGAAGCGCCGGTTACTAGCGTATGCAGATTCACAGGATTGGGAAGTATCAGAGGTATACATAGATGATGGATGGTCTGCAAAGGACCTGAAGCGCCCGGAGATGCAGCGTATGCTGGGAGACCTGGAGAATCAGCTATTTGATGTGGTATTGGTATATAAGCTAGACCGTATGACACGATCCGCCAGTGATTGCGACAACCTGATTAAGATGTTTGAGGCCCACAACGTCAAGTTTCAAAGCTGTACGGAGTCGTTTGAGACACGCACCGCCACAGGTAGACTATTTATCCGTCTGGTAGCTGACATCGCTCAATGGGAGCGTGAGAACACCGCAGAGCGTGTGCGTATGGGTATGGAGCAAATGGTGCACGAAGGACGTAGACCAGGAGGACCGATAAACTTCGGGTATGATAAAAATGAGAAAATTGTACAGGAAGAATATACACAAATTAAACTGCTGCGAAACTTTTATATGCAAGGGCTGGGCTTGAAGGGAGTCGCCACAAAGCTTAATGACATGGGGCTGCTGCGGCGTGGATACAGATGGACCTCATTCAGCGTATGGTACATTTTGGACAATCCATACTATGCCGGTAAGCTGCGCTATGGAACAAAGAAATCAAATGGTAAGTATGCGAGTCGCAAAAAAGAAGGCGTTGTGGATCTGACCTTTGCGGACGGATCGCAGGAGTTAACTTTCACCTGGGATGAATATCAGGAGCATAAAGAAGAGATGGCAAAAAGATCATTTACAGGTTATTCGAAGGTACGTGAATACTGGTTCTCTGGCGTTTTGAAATGTAGCAAATGCGGCGGGAAGATGTCGGGAAGATACCACCAAAACAAGCGTCAGGATGGCAGCTATAATAAAATCATTTCCTATATATGTTCCGGTAGGCAAACGGGTAAAGGATGTACGATGCCGATGTTCCGGCAGGAACTTGTCGAATCCTTGTTGCTGGAATGGATCGGAGAAAGGTTATCCACAGATTATTCAGCTATCCGTGAATTAGCAGCTACGGCAGAAGAAGACCCAATGATTGACCTTCGTAAAGATTTGAAGCGCGAGATAGATAAGGTTCGGGAACGGCGCAAAAAGTGGCAGCGCATGTATGCAGATGATTTGATATCCCAGGAGGAACTCCGGGAACATAATGCAGACGAGAAGCAGAATGAGGAAATGCTGATGTCCGAACTCGAAAAGATGCCAACGTTCAACGTTGAAGATTTATCAGGACAGAATGAAATGTTATTCGGCTTGCCCGAAGTATGGGGCCAAATGGATGATGTGGATAAGCATGAAATGATTCTGGATATCTTCAAAGAAATTACGTTATACACACCCCTTGACAAAGCACATGGACGCAAAGGTCAGTTCATTCCGGCCTCCATTGAGAGTGTCGTATTTAACTAATCGTGTGCGGTTTAGTATCCTCGGTTAACCGTAGATGTTAATCAACACACGATATGGTGATTTCCTTCTATATAAATGCAAAAAAAGCCCCCCGATTATGGAGGGCTTACTCGTCATGCGGATTTGTTCGGCTGGTTATAATCAAGCACCGCCTTTTCGATCGCTGCTTTGATTTCCTCTGGTGCGACGCTGATACCAGCATTGTCCAGAAGTTTCGAGGCATAGTTGTAAGCTTCACTTAGTTTGGTTGGACCGCCAAGCGTTTTGAACTCCTTTTCAGCAAACGCATATGCTTCACTGGCAATCTTGTGTATCAGCTCACGCTCTGCTAGAGAGGTCTTGCTTGCCAACCATACTTTTACCTTGCGTTGCAGCAATGCCAGCATAGATACGGCTACAGTAGCCACTATGCCTATAAGCGTCACCACGACTGTAGCCACCTGCGGTTGTACTTGATCCCATACTTCTTTCATTGTTTACCCCTCCTTCGGTATAATCAAAACTCGTTTTGGATTGGTCGCATCCGGCTCCATGAACACACTGCGCACTAGGCCAAGGGACATAAGATCCACAGACCGAATGTAGCTCGTATTGTTGAATATCTTCGTTTCCACCGGTGATCCATTGATTAAGACGGTCTTATTTGAAAATGTCCATTGTAGGAAACCCAGTACACCTAAAGTTAGTTTAGCTGGCACCCAACTGCGGCCATCGATGATAATCCCAGGCTGTTCAATATCCAATCCTCCAATGCGCACAGCAACGGGATTAGTGCTGGATGCTGCGGCTACATAAGGAACACCAAGATACTCACACGCTGCCCGGGCCACAGCTTCAGCATAGCGTTGGATGAAGTCTGCTGACACCAGTATCACTTCCTCTGCTGGATTGCTGAGAAATCCCGGCTCTGCCAGCGCTGCGGACATTTTGGTTTCCCGTGTAACCGCCAAGTTTTTTTTCGTGGTGCCTCGGTCCTTAAAACCTGTGGACTGGACCAGATACTTTTGTACGATGGTTGCAAGTGTCTCACTGTCTCCAGTTCGTGTATAGTACGTTTCAGTACCGGTTGATTCTGGTTTCCAACTGTTCACATGAATAGAGATAAATGCGTCTGCCTTGAGTTTATTGGCAAGCTTAGCACGTTCGCTAAGGCCGATGAAAACGTCTGTATCACGAGTAAGCGTAAGTTCGATATTCGGATTATCCTTCAGCATATCTCTGACCCTCAGCGCCGTTGCAAGGTTGATATCCTTTTCTTTGACACCAGTTACGCTTATGGCACCGGAGTCATGTCCGCCGTGTCCGGGGTCTATCAAGAGTTTCTTTTTCTTCGCCATCCTGTACCGCCTTTCCGGGTCTATGCCCTCCTGTGATAATGTCGATGATGTAGTTAAGTTCCTCTGACCCACTCTCGCGGATCGTTTCATACGCCCATACTGCTTCGTTGGCTGCCATTTTCGCCCACCTAACAATTCGATTTGGTTGGTTGCCCATCTGCGCCAGTCCTCATTTTCGTCCGCCAAATAGGGGAAATACCCCTGTAGAAACTTGCGGAACATCTTCATACCGCTGCGTTTCCCGTATAGGTAAAATAGGTAGAATAAAAGGGCCTCCCATTTGAGGCCCTCCATGTTCTTTAATATGAAGTAAGTCAGGTCATACAGCGTCTCTAGTATGCTCCACATGTTCCACCACCTTGTATAGCAGCATGTCCTTTACTTCTGGGCCGTACATCTCTTCGATGAATTGTAGGGTGAAATCTGTCACAGGACTGTCGAAATATTCTGATTCGTCGTATTGGATGAAGTTTTTCATTATTTTTTGTCCTTCAAGCTTTGTGTTATTCGCTGGATCATATCATTACGGCGTTTGATAAGTGGTTCAATCTTCAATTGTTTTTGCTTAGCTGACAATTGACCTCGTTCAATAGCCTTTATCGTTTTGTTGATGTCGCTTACTGCGTCCGATACATTATTGATGCGGTCCAGTTGACCTTGATTTTTAAATGGTATCTTGTTCAGTTTTGCGGATGCTTTCTCTTTGGTGAGTTCGTCTTTCTTCATATAAAACTTATCCATGGCCTTTCCGCCTTGGTTCGGATCCACCAGGAATGATCGGGTAAACGGCGCCTGTTCGATGGATTTCGCTGGCTTAGTGGTACGTTCATAGACTCCTGTTTTATCTAAGATGAAGTCAACGGCATCCGTTGCGTATTTACCAAGACCAGCCGTCAAACCTTGTAGTGTATTGTCTATGATTCTGGGGGAACTGAAATTTTCCAGACTACCTTTACCACCAGTAATCTTTTCAACTCCACTAGCAATTAAACGTGCCGACGAACTTGTTCTAACTGGATCATATTGATCTTTCCATTGCAGACCTTGTTCTGCCCTTGGAATAATGGGAGCATTTTTGAAAAATGAGTGGTTAGAATATCCTTCATATATAGGCAATAATCCAGATATTTGCGTTGGTAATGAATAGCTTTTTATTGTTCTATTCACAAAACCGTCAAAAGCTTCCGGGTCCTTCTCCAGTGTGTATGCCATGGCCTTTTCTGGTAAGTTGGCGAATACGGTCGCTAGATCGAAAGGCTTCGGAATTCGGGCCACAGTGTCTGTGCCGGGAATTGCCATTAACCAAAAGGAATCCTTCATCCAGTCTGGTGCGTTTTTGATGGTATTCTTTTGCGTTTCATTGGCAAATTCGTGATTCAATGTGAATATTCCAATGCTTGGTAGCGTTACGGATACGAATCCTCTAGTAATCACCCCAGCAGGATCAGCTTTAATTGCCCGGATCAATTTTGATTTACCTTGGATGTTGGCGTTAAAAAAAGAAACCACTCTATTTGTTGGTCGAACACTTACACCGCCTCGAGCAAAATCCATCAAATCACGGGACCGGTACGCTGCCTCTTGCTTGCTGGCGCCAGAACGCAGTGCTGCTCGGTACTCCCCGACCTTGGTCGCTGATTCTGTGGTGTCTGAAATGGCTCTCAATAGTCCAATCAGTGACTTACCGTTAACCAAATTGACAAATTTTTTCGAATTCGGCTGTTTCAGAACAGTTTCTAAGGCTTTTTTGTGAACATTTCTATCCAGAGACAGTGTATTTCCATATGCTCCAAGGTTGTCAATCCACTCTTTGTACAACGGGCCTTTTTTTATCGTCTGGATCAGTCCGGCGCCGAAATCGGTAATAGGATTGAATCCACTTTCTGAGACAACGAAAGCGTTATTGATATCACGGATCGGGTTACGCAGCGCGAACTCAGGTGTAAGTGTAGCCCCGGCGCGAAGCAAACTCGCTGGTTTAGCCAATATTTTAAGAAACATTGCACTGGACTCTTGGTCCAGGTTCATCAGTGCCTTGTATACCTCAGGCTGCACTTCATACCTAACTTCCTTGCCGTCTATCTTAACCTTGACTACGTTTTTCTCTCCTACTTGCTCTGCATTGGTTAGTTTGCGGAAGAATGTACCGTTTCCATCAAGTTCAGCAAGCTTCGGTATCTGCCGGGCCACATTATTACGTTCGGCAGCATTGACACTCTGGAAGATGTTCTTCACCATGTTTTCCAGTGGGGCAATAACCTTTCGCTCTGACCCCTGCAATGCCTTAATTGGGCTGGTTACATTGGCGAGAGCACTCGATAACCCGCCGCCGAATCCTACCTTATCGTTATCCATTTCACGGAACAATGGAATGTAGTTCTTCCAGCGATCCCCCAGCACATCATATAGTTCTTTTGAAACCACGCCGCTGTCCACAAGTTCCTTCAGCATATCGCGGTTTACTTTAACTAGTTCCTGTTGTGCGGAATTCATTTCCTCGGTGCCGAATTCATCCAGAATGGACTTGATTTCCTGGTTGGTGAACCCCGATTTATATCCGGCAGCGTTGACATCCTGGGCATGTTTGGCTAGTGCGTACATTTCCAGGTCCTCCACAGAATGCCCGGATTGTTCTACCTTCTTGATTACAGATCCTAACCGATCCTGTACAATTTGGCTGGATCGTTCCGGTGCTCCTTTAAACATTCTAGCAGCCTTGTATAGGCTGTCTTCTGCGCTAGCTAATTTACCTCCGCGTACATTCTTTTCAACTGTCTCAAGGGCTGCTAGGTCGTCTGTAGTTTGTGTGCGCCATTTCTGCCACCGTTCTGCAAATGGAGTTGATTTTTTTGGCGCTTCTCTGCTGATCTTCTCTGCAAATGATGCTTTATCTCCTTCAGCCTTGGCATTAAACTCTGCTGCGGCCTTCCCTTCATCGCTTGCCAATCGTTCCTGGCGCCGTAGTTCCTCCCGGCTCATGCGCAGGATCTTCTCTGCGTGTGGGCGGACAGCCTCGCCAAACTCCTTTACCAGTTCTTCCGTGAAGTTTGCAGCTTTGATGGTGCCTTTTCCAAGCTTGGACGCCATGATAACCGCATAGTCAGCCCATTCAGGTAAAGGGTTGGAGTTCAGGTTACCTCTACGCTTTGCTAAGCGATCTCTAGCAGCCTTCTCTGCCTCGTCAAGGTACGTGTAAACCTTATCCCGTACATTCGGATGGTTGACTGCTTGAATCGCTTCCTCGACTTCCTCGACCTCTGTTTTAACCGGTGCTTTGATTGGTTCCGGTTCAGCAATTGGCTTAGGCTCTGGTGCCGGGGTAGATTTCAAAGTTGTTTCTGCATCCTTAGAAGCCTGCATGGCATAGTCAATATCGTCCTGTGTCCATTCGGATACGGGCTTGCTCAGGATTTCACGGTCCCGTGCGCTTAGGTTTTCATCCACGACAGGCTTTATTGGTTCAGGTGCAGTTACAATAGGTTCTGGTTCCGTAGCAATCGGTTCCTGTACGTTTCTGGCCGCTGGTGCATTTGATGTTGTATCAATAGGTGCTGAAGGTGTTTCCGCTGCCACAGGAGCTTCTGGCGTTCCTGCTCTCCTTGCTGCGCGTACATCGGCGAACTTCTCAAAACCAGATTTCACCGCACCGCCAGCAGCGCCCAGGCCTAACCCAAAAGTACCACCGATTAAGGCATTGCGCAGAATATCCTTATTGCTGTCCTGTTGGTTCATTAGCCCAGCAGCTACGTTCTGAGCTGTGCCAGCCAATCCTTCAGTTAGCCCTCCCCGCACAATATTGTTTGCTGTGGATGGGCTTACCTTAGGGATTAACTTGGAAATTGCATTGGTCGCCTTCATCGCAGCGCCTGTATTCATCAACTTTCCAGCTGCCTCGTATGGCGCCGCATTTGGCCCCAATCCCACCGGTGCACCGGTCGGCGTAATAAATGGCGTGACAAAATTATTGATTACATTTGCTACTTTGTCAGCCGTGGCGTTACCCGTAGATTCGCGCTGCGTCACACCGGAGTTACCCGCGAAGGAGTTAGAAATAAAACGGCCCACGGGGTTACCGAAGGCCAAGTAGTTGAGAGCACTGGGTACTGTTTTAAGGATGTCCGGCATATTGGTCTGGTCAATCTCCTTTTGCCGGATATCATATTCTGTGACTGGTTTGACTGGTGCAGCCGGGCCTCCCCCCGTTTGATTCAGCGCACTTGCTGCCGGTAGGCGCCCTTGCAGTTGAGTCTGCAAAGACGTTACCGGAATGTTCAGTGCTGACGGCGCCGGGAGCTTACCTTGGAACGCCTCAAGTTGTTTTTGCTTTGCTTGATCTGCCTTGAAGTCAATTGGTTTCATCGGCTCCGATGTAGTGTTAAATCCCTGTACCTGCGGTCCAACACCTACACTGGATAGTGTGTCACCTAAAATGGTCTTTGCTCTGGCGTTGTCCTGATCCGTTGTATCTACTCGGTTACGGACGGCAGCAAATGCACTCTCTTGCTGTTCTTCTTCGGGAGCATATGTCCGAGCGAGTACACGCTGCTTTGCCTCTTCTCCCCGTTTTCGATTGCGAACTGCGTCAAAAGTGGCCATTTACTTCCCTCCAAACATTTTGTAGTACTTATTTACTCCACTCGTCCAGTAACTATTTAGATTTGTCGGATCGTTCGCCGCACCATTTGGAGCGTATTTCTTCTGAATCTGTTGAATGGTCGTCAATCCTTGGTCGATGTAGTTCCTCTTCAGATTTGATGCCATTTTGTCAATGCCTTCTTCCAAACTGCTAAACGACATGAGTCCATTTTTCCCCATCATGCCACCAATGTTATTTTTATTCTTTGCTGCCGAACTTGTCCCATTCCCCGTCTCGTGGACTGCGATTGCCGCTAACAAAGCTGGGTCAATTCCATACTTTGCACCAGCAGCCGCAAATATATCACCAGTGTTTTTAAGTACTCCGCCTAAGTTACTATTTAATTTAGCCCCACTAGCACTGGCTGTGGGGCTACTCAGTTTCCCGAGTAGCTTTTTAAGAGTGAGTCAATCTCCTTTTTAGACATGCCAAGTGATAACAAAATTTGATTGGTTTCTGCATCGCTCAGTCCATAATCAATCACAGTTTCAAACATTTCTTTTCTCTTGGCAGAGTCGGTTGTGACTTTTGTTTTACCTGTATCCTTTGGAACTTCGTTTCCGTTTGTGTCATATTCAGTACCGTTGTAAATAGGTTCGGAATACATCGACTTCACGCTATCTAGTACTTGACTAGGAGTTAGTCCGCTAGATTTTGTTGATCCTGGTTGGGACTGTTCATAATCCAACTGCGCCCACGCTCGGGCATTATCATCTTGAGACAATCCCAACTGAGCCTGTTGATACGCTGCTTGATTCTGTTCAGATAGATTACGAAGCGCGTAATCCAACCCGCCTTGATCTTTATCATAATCAAACTTGGCTTGCCATTGCTTATCCGTGATTGCATCACGGGCTTTAGAATACGCTAGTTGTTCCAGCTGATAGTTCTGATTAAACTGCGTATTCTGTTGATTCGCTGTAAGTGGTGCATTTGGATTAGCTGCCTGTCTGTAAAGACCCTTCCAGTCCGTCTGTGGGTTTACCACTCTACCGGTGATGTCGGAAACTTTAGCTGCTGCATCCAGATTAGCTTGTTTGCCCTGTATATCCACTTGCTGGCCTTGTAGTGTGCGAATGCCCGGATTGTTTGCACTCGCCTGTGCAGCGGTCTTGTCGGCTCCGTAGAAGCTTGGATCAATGTTCAGCGCCTTCAGTTGCGCCCGAATGGCATCGGCCTCTGTGCTAAGCTGCGTGCGTGCATCCTTGGTTATTCCCTTTGTCTCTGCCTGTGATTTCAGTCCGAGCAGGTTCTGTATTGCTTGCTTCGCCTCTGCTGGTAGATAGTTTCCGGTTACCTGTGCCTCTGTGATCGGGTTGTTAAAGTCCTGCTGGTTGTAGTCCTGGTACAGGTTACGCTGGTTTCCTATGTTGTCCTGGTACTGCTGGTAGGCTTGCTGTGCGTATACTGGCAGGATGTTGTTCGCCACGTTCTCTGCGCTCTGGTTGGCGAGTTGGTTCGCCACAGTTTCGGAGTAAGATGACTTCCCTTGGCCTGTTGCACGTAGTTGTGCGTTCGTGTTCTTCTGGTTAACCTGCAAATTCTGCTGAGCCGCCCGTAGTGCTGCTTGATATGCCGGATCAGAGTCAGCGTTGTAACTGAATGGTGTGTTCACAAGATTAGCCTGTGCTGACAGTGCCTGTTCTGTGCGCGGCTGAGCGGTTGCTGAAACCATTGTCTGCGCGGCGGTACGTGCTGCTTGTGGCACCGATGGCACTGCTGCTGCACCAGATCTCACGTTGTTGGCTGCTTTGATGGCTGCTGACGGTAGCCCCGCAGCCTGTGGCGGCTTAGGCGTTGTCATAGCGCCGGACAATGCGCCTATAGCTCCAGCAGGCATCATAGGCTTCTGTGCGGATTGATTGGTTTTGTATGTGCCTACTGCTTTTTTCCAGGCTTCGCTATTGAATATACTGGACATGCTAACCCTCCTTTGGAATGCAAAAAGGACCCCGATTGGAGTCCTCTGGCCGTTCTATTGTGTTAACTTAAGCTTATCATGCATGGGCAATACCTTTTGATTATTTTTGTATCACGTTGCCGTATAAAAACCGTTGTGCTAAGATACAATTAGAAAAGGAGCCGTGCGTCAACACGACTCCCATCATGTACAATCCGCTATAAGAGCGGTTGGCTTTCGGAGTTTGGTCAGAAGTAGACCGCTATCCTTGGACGGGGCGGTCTACTTTTTTTTGTTGAAGGATAAAATCAACACAACCAGTGTCGCAAATGAAATCATTAGCGTCAGTGCTTGGTATACCTCCATTGGCCTCACCTCCCTTCCGGGAGATTAGCCGACCGCCCTTATGCCATTGTACTGGATTATTATAGCAGACTGTACTCTATTGGAGTATGGTCTTTTTATTGTCCTTGCACCTCTGTGAGTCGTGCTTCAAGAATTTTTATTTGATTCTGGGCATCAGAAACTCTTTTTTCCGCTATAGCCAGATGATCATTTAAATATTGCAATTTTTCTCCAGAATAATTACCTGAAGATATTGATGTTTTCATGGTATCAATAGCCTCATTCGTTACTTTAATTGTCTTTTTATATTGTTCAATTTCCAATTTTATATCTTCAGCTGTACTTTTAGTCGATCTAGTTGGTGTAGCAGTTGGAATTGGAGTTGCTGATGCACTTGGAGTTTCTGTTGGAGCTATGGTCTGTACAGGTTCTGTATCACTCAATTTTACCACCCCACTATCATATCCGACATTTAACCCTGAAGCCTCTCCGATTACTCTTACAGGAGCATAACTCGTACCATTAATTATTACAGCTGAGCCAACATCTTTTCCATTCAATGATACAACAGCAGTACCTTGAACCTTTTGTCCAATCAAGGACTTAATTTCTTCTGCAAAAACGGAAGTTGACATGGTGAGAATTGCTCCAACAAGGAAACCCACAAAATACTTTTTCATGGTAAACTCCTTCACGTTACATTTTCCACCAATATATCATATTAATTATGGACCTTCTAGTGCTTCGAGACGATCATATATCTCATTTAATTCTTGCTGAAGCGTTTTACTTTCTTGTTGATTATATATTGCAGCCCAATTATTAAATATAACAGGTGTAGAGGTTAATGTAATTCCATTAGGAGCGTAAATTTCTAAATCTCCAAAGATTGTACTAAATCTAGCTCTAAGTGTTCCTCCTGTCCAAAATTCAATAGCTGGCGCACCACCATAATCTGGTGTTATTGAAACATATGTGTTTGCGTTAAAGTAGGCTTTAAATAGATTACCTTCTGAATCCATTTCTACACGTGGATAAGCATTGGCTAAACTCTGCATCAGAAACTTACTCAGGACCACATATCCCGACTCATAAACTCTGAAAGCTGCTTGATCACGATCAGCATCCCCAGCCCAAATCCGTAAATCATCTACTGTTGGATCTGGGTCGCGTTTGCTGGACAATCCTACGGCCTTGTCCTTGGATGCAAGGTCTGTTTGGTCAACGATGTAACCGGCTATTTCTCGCACATTTGCGCTGGATATATACCCGTTAATGATTGAATCAATGTCCTGAAAGCTTCGGGCTATCTTGTTTATATTATCCTTAAGATACTTTTTCACTTCTTCTAGGTCATTAAAATTCGGCGGATTGTTAAATGATGGTGCTGTATCCCATAATCCCATGATAAACCTCCTTAGAATAGCGAGAGCTGCCGCACTTGGCGCACAAGTTCGTGAATTTTAGCCGGACCAGTGCCGGATATCTTAACTCTTACGGTGTTTTCGAGTACCACGCTTCGCACCGGAATGATAATTCGCTCCACTTTGGAGCCTGATCCTGCTACGGTATGGACCAGATTGAAGTCGTTGCCGTCTTTGGTGGTAGATAGATAAATGTTAACCGTAGTACCTACCGGAATTTCAGCGTACAGCCACAATTTAAGCCATCGCTGACGCTGTGACATCACAGGGTTAGTAAATGGCTTGGTGATGAAATACCAGCTCACAGGCGTTCCTGCGTCCGTTGTGGTGTCATTCATCTTCAATACCCGTCCGGTCGTGTCACCGATATACAATTGCTTACCTATCAAGGCATACTGTTCCGGGCGTGGTATATCCATCATCGACCATGCGGTTAGATAGTTGTCATATACTAGCGTCCGGCCAGTCCCAAGGGTAAAGTATAGTTTTTCGCCGTCAGTGCCTGCCGTACTATCCGAATTGATACCACCGTAAAAGGTCTTGATGATCTCACTGAAAGACTTATCTGGGTTCGCTGATGCTGCGTACTCATATATCCCGTTAGTATGCATGAACCGCATAGTTCCCTCTTGAGTAACCACCGCACTGTTATTAGCCACGCCCTCGTCTTCCGTTACCTTGCGTACGTTGAAGTCAGAGGGGACATTGCCAAACAGCAAGTGTACTGACGATGGCATTCCGATGGTTAAGCGATACAGTCCGCCCGAGAGCATGTTGATATTCTCCCCAGCCGTGGATTCCATGTCCTTAGCGTAGCTATCTTCATCCGTACCTTCAAATAAACTCCACTGTTCCGGCTGATCCAGTGCACAGGCATGTAACTCCTTGCCTACACCAAGCCACAACCGGTTGGAATAGGTAGTGATGTAGTTTCCACCTGAAGGCGCTCCTGAGAGGTTCTGTACAGTGCTTCCATCGTATCGTTTTACTGGATCAACGCCGTTTGAAGCAATCAGATTGATGTCGTCAAGGTTCCCCTGGTAGTTTGTCCAGTGCCAACGGGCTGAAGTGTTCAGGCCGGATGCCAGCGTATCCCAGGCGCTGCCGTTCCAGCGTTTCCATTCTCCACTGTTGAAGATCGCATGTAACTGCGTTCCTTTCCAGACCATCAACCCCAGTACCTTACTGCCAAACGTGCCTAAAACAGAATACCCAGCCCTCACAGAGAGAGCCGGGTAATCATCATTGGTCATATTGGACATGTCGGTAAGTTGGCTTTCATCAATTGAGAAGGGATCGTATGTGTTCAAACCCTGCCACTGCCGGATGCTGATCGGCTCCTGAATGCCAGGTAGTGGCTGAACGTTCTGAGGTGGTTGGCGTGGTACATAGTTAACCATTGGCTTTCACCCCTGCATATTGTTGGGCTGCATTGTCCCATATTTTGAGATATTGCGCTTCATAGGATGCACCCTTGGTCATATCGTCCATAGCATATGCGAGATACGAGGCCAGCCCGATGTAATAGCTGTAGTGGTACTCCTCTGGAGCGTCTGGAACCGCCGTGAGCACGCTTGACGTGAATGTGGTTGTTGCTATCCTAGCGTAACGTAAAACGCCCTGCAAGCCGCTGGAGTACGGCGCAGGACGCAAGGTAAGTATATGGGTGCTGTCATCAAAGGTGTATGTGTTCTGCAACGGGTTCGTTGTTCCGGAAACGAGTTCCTTATACTTGATGATGCCCACCATCACAAGATCGATGTTTTTCAGCCTGACCTCTGTGGATACGGCGTATGTGTCTTGGTCCTTCACCGGTGTAAGTGGCAGCACCCGCGGGATCTTCACCACGTTGAAAAAGTCCTGATTAAGCGCGTTCAGTGTAACGACCTTGTCAGCTAGTGGGACTTCATTAGGCACTAGCAAATCCGCCTCATTGATAATCGATTGTAAGTCCAAGTCGTTTCCTCCTCACTCGCACAATTCAAAACTAAAGCGTACAGCCTCGGCAGTTATTGCTAGTCCATCCATTCGTTTGACTAAAAACTTCGCATTATCGTCAGTACTGTCATCATAATTGTAAAAACCTATGATGGTTTGCGAACCACCTGAAGAATTTAAAAAACCTGAATTGGCTTTTGCTGTGAGGCTCCAAAATGGAATGGGTATGTTGACAACTGTTTCTCCTCCAGTAAATGTTATAACTATGGTTCCCTCGTACTTTCGTTTCTTAACATAATTGCCGCCTTGGTTAAGGACATTGGTTGTATTATTATCAAAAGTGTTATCTGCTATATCGCAACTATTTGTGGTGTTTAGAAGCCAAATCGCTGTGTTCCGTTCCTCGATGATGTTTTGTGTAGCTTGGCAACGGTTGGAATTCGAAATAACTATTCCATTCGCTGAAGTACCGCCCAAATTGGCAATCAAAGTGTTTGATGTCACTTTCGATCTGTCGCAGTAGTCAAGCAAAATATCAGATTCGGCTGAGGAAGAATTAAGTTTGTAAATCAAGCAGCCCTCTATATTAATTTGAGGGTGAAATCTAGCCTTAATACCGCTGAGAAAGTAAGAAAAGTGGCAGTTTTTAACTGATGCATACACACCGTTAAGCGATGTCTCATTGTCATTAATAAGCACAGCTCTTTTAACGTTAATACCCATACAGCTATCTAAGACTAACCCCTCTCCAGGTCCATCTTTGCGAAATGCTGTACTGGCATTAATGATCTTCACCCCGCGTATCATTACATCCACGGTGTAACCTTCAAGAATAATTCCGTCACCTATATTTGCAGAAACTCCATTCGTACCGCTGCGGATAATGCAATCACTGATTACCGAAACTGCACAATTGTTTAGAGTAATTGCCGAAGCCCATGATTGAGGGCCAATCTGGCTACCGTTATTTGCAGCATTATAAGCTGATATAGTCGTAGATCCGCACAACATAACATTGCTTATAAACACGTTTCTCCATGAGCTTCCTGGGTTTGATGGAAATTCAATCTCAATAGCTTTGTAAATATTATTCGTTAAAGTGATCAGCGAAAGTTCTCTGATCTCGATGCAATCTGAAAATGGGTTTGTTGTACTGAATTTTATTGCTCCAGATGATGTGAAAAAAAGCTGTGTTAGTTGTATGCCTGCGCCCATAATGACTATTTCAGTGTTTGTGATATCCAATCTCTGAGAAATAACAAACTTCCCAGGAGGAATGTACAGTATTCCGCCACCCATTTGCTTTAATTTTTGTATTGCCGTTGTGAAGGCTACCGTATCATCAATGACTCCGTCGCCTTTTGCTCCTTCGGTTATCGCGTTTAAGATAACCATGTTGATTTCTCGTTGATCCGCAGCGTCCAGCCGATCCTTCAGCCAATCATATGTGATATTATACGGATCGCTGTATCTTGCAATCGCCGCCTCTGAACCGTCACTAAGCCCCGTTACCGCAAGCTTCAGCAGATGCAAGAGTGCGTCATACGCCGTATCCACCTTGTTCTGCGCGCCTCCAGGTGTCTCATACCTACTATCTACCTCGGATGCAATCTCCGGTGTGGTGTTGCTGCGCCATGGTAGTGTCATGTTGGGCCTCCTTTCTCAATTCAAATAGCCCTTGGACGTTCACCAAGAGCGTAAAAATACACTTGCGTACAAGACGGTGCGATGATAAAGTGGTTCCGGGTTAGTAGTTTCCAAAAAAACCTTGTGGAGGGTAAAATGTGAATGTTTTATCAGAAATAAATAATAAAGATAAGTTTATTAGACCCGTATATGTCTCTTTTCTTTTCGCGCTCATCGTTGGAATTGGTGTGATAGTATCGGGAACAAGCAACACAATGTTTCTTTTAGCAATTTTCATTTTCTTAGCTAATGTTTTTTGTTCCTTTGAACAACGAAATTCAAGAATATTAGCACTATTGTTATTGATCACAGCTTATATTTTAATGGTTGCAACAAATAATAATAGTGGAGCTAATGGAGACTACCGCGCATACCACGGATTGTATGAGCATTTTAGTTACGGTGGTTCAATATCGAATATAAATGGCTATAGAGCCGAATACGGATATATGGTGTTAATGATTGCTGTATCTAAATTAGGCATTTCATATAACATGTTTTTAGCTGTATTGGCTGCTGTTTCTATTACACTCATACACTCGACCATATCCAGAATTACAACTAATTACAATTTGGTGCTATCCTGCTATATGCTTTCTCCATTTTTTTATGATGTGTTTCAGTTTAGATATTTCTTCGCATACTCCATAGTTGTTTTTGCACTGAAATACATTTTGTTCGAGAACAAAAAGAATTACTTGAAGTATGCAACATTGGTTATCATTTCCTCCCTTTTTCATACTGCAACTCTGTTTTTCTTGCTTTACCTTGTTTTAAAATTGAATGTTAGACTATTCATTAAATTGGCCTTATTGGTGAGTGTTTTTGTTACAGTAGCAAACTTTCTAATGAAAAAAAACATGGTAGATATTATTTATTCTTTTGTAAACTATTCAAAACTTGAAATCTATACAAGTGGAACAATAAAATATCAATTGAACTCATTCACACCTGTGATGATAATACTGGTAATTTTATATTTTGGTTTTGTAGCAAAATCTATTTATGATAAAGACCCATCTTTTACAAATAAGCAAATACTGTGGGTGAACCTTCTTAATATACTTATTTTCCCACTTTTACTTGTATCTCTTGACTTTGAAAGATTCTTAAGACCGATATTGCTTATAAACTATGCCCTAATTGCTGAACACAATAAGCGACTATTCGGATCAAAGAGAAATTTGATACTTATTAGTTTGCTTTTAGTTCTGGGACTAAGACAATATTTCATGAATAATGTTACAAATATCATATTAGAAAATAACTTTATTTTTGCTTATTTCAATAACCTATTTGGATAAAATACTTCGAAATAATAAAGAGCCTTCAGCATTTTGGAGGCTCTTTTACCTGTATGTTTATTTCCAGCGACCAATCGCATGGAATGCTAAGTCGGCAATTCGTGTAATGTCAAATGTTCCTGTATTCTTGAAACGCACATTACCCGTACTTGTTGTTGATGGGCTATCATGAACTATAGACACATAAGATAAGGCCCCGTCTGATTTTGTGGTTCTGCCGGTAACTGTCACATTCGGCTTCGCGATAAAAGCCTTGTTAAATGTCCTAGCGCCAATCGCACCGCTATTTCCATTTACAGCAACGGCGGTAAAATCAATATCCTGCGGATCACTGTAGTATATCTGAGTTCCGTCATTATATCGGATTAAATGATCAACTCCGCTGTTTAACCTTTCAGATATGCCTCCATAGTCTTGAAAGTATGAACCGTCAATACTCTTAACTGCATTTGTTGTTGTGATCGTAGCCATTTGAGCATCGGTAAATGTATATGGAGTGTAGTTGGATACAAACATTTTTCTATTTTCAACACCCCATATCGCTAGTACAGAGCTCTTTAAGAATACTCTTACTACATCCGTCACTGAATCGTACTTCGTTGTCACTGTAATGGCATCATAAACAGTCTGGTTTGAATAGTAAGCCTTCCACGGTAACGTTTTATCAGTGCCGATTAAAGCGTCTGGGTATAGATAGATATAACCCATGAATCCCGTAGTAACTGAAAGTATTTTTATCTTCGCAAAGATGTACGGTTGTGTTAAAAAGGGAAAGTTTCCTACCTCATGTGTTTCATTTGTCGCAGCCATTAAGCTTTGTTCTGAATTCATAGTTGGATATTCATTTCCATTCAAACCTTTCAATTGACCACGTATAACACCTAGCTTATTTTTGGTTACATCTTTTACAGATGAAATATGCATATCAAACAATTCAAGATCGTATGAGTTATTTCCTTGGTCGTAAAATGCGACATCAGATGCAGGTTCCATCTGCATATTTTTAAACATGTTCCCAGTCATACGCGATCGTGATACCGCAGCATTAGGGCCACCTGCTATTCCGACAATGTTCCGATTACAGTTATAAATAGTGCATCCAATAAAGTTATTTCCGTTAACATAGCCATATTCTGTGGTATACCCAACTTCTAAATGAACAGCATCATTACAGTTGTTAAATTTCACTCCAGATACTGTAACCCCGAATATCCCACTTGCGTTTGAATCAGAAAATAGCTTAACTCCGTGTGAGAGTTTATAACCAGATTCGATTTCAAAGTCCTTCAGTATCGTTTGAAACACATAAGGGCTTTTTGTAACATCCTTAACAATTGAAATCATTGGCAACGTTCTTGTAGAAACTGTATTGAATATATTTACACCATCAATAAATGATTTTTGGTTCAATATCAATTGTGCGGTATCTGTAATGTAGGTTATTTGTGATTTATTCGAAGTGAATATTCCACAGTCATACAATGTAATTGTTTGATCAAGGTTGATATCTAGGTCAATATCTACCGTTTTTCCACTTTCGATAGCTGTTTTCAACGCTGATAATGATCCTAACTGACTGTACCTCACCGTGTTTGCAATATCCGCCAACTGTTCATCAACCTGTACAAATTTAGCTTGTACCGCAATATCACCGAAGTTTTGCAGCAGGGCTGGATCTAATTCACTCGCCCCAACTGCACCCGGCGCAATCTTAGGCCGTGTCACAGAATCATCAGCAAGGTTAGCTGTCCCGTTTATGTGGTTGTCAGTGTACTCCTTAGCGTCTTCCAGAGCCGCATCTGCCTTCGCTTGCGCACCACCGGGAGTTTCATAGCGCGGGTCGTCCTCAGATGCCGTGCCTTGTGTGGTGTTGTATCGGTATGGGTATTGGTTTGGCATGGGTTCACCAACTTTCCTGTACAACAAATTTTTCATAATCATTGGTTGCTCTGCGGTATTCGGAGTAGATTTGCTGATATCTAACTTCAAATGCTTCGTTGTTCGGCTGCATGTCTCTTAAAACGCCATAAACAAGAAGCATGTCAAAGTCAGGGTCGAATCCACTACCATTGTTTAGGTCGTCAAGTGTCAACTCACCGAGTATAGTGGTGTAAAATATTTTTATGCCGTAGAATGTGTCGTACTCAGGCGGGGGATATATGCCGATCTGACCAGCGACGAAGTAATAATATGGTCCTCGCTCCTGCTCGTTGAAGTGTTTAAGGGGTATTCTCGACCAATCTCGGGCATCGTCTTCAAATGTTTGATTGTTGTATATCGCGTTGCGGATAGAGACCTCTGTAACGTTTCCAGGAGGGCATATGAGGTCAAACAATCCATTACCTGTAGTTACGTCAAAAGCTTGGTTAAGCGCCTCAGACTGCATCTGAGAAGCACTGGGATTGCGTAGTAACCTATCCCGTGTCTGTGTTATTTTTCTTAAGATAGATACCACTGGCGCAGTGTTCTCCGGCAGTTTCTCGATAATTTCCTCTATGATTTCTTGCACTAGCATAATTCCTGCCTCCTTAGTAAAGCGCCACAATCCCAGTAGCCGTGGTACCTGTTGACATTACCTTTATTACAGAGATCGGATAAATTTGTCCGGCTACAATGCTAGTAAATGTTACTGCCGTACTATCTGGAAATACTACTGCGAGGTCACCTGTAACTGCCGCCATAATTCCTCTAGTTGCTGCAATGATAGTTGAATCGCTCTTGGTTACGCTTCTTGCACTGGTATATGGCGCTGATACGCTGCGTCCACTCATTTATACGGCCTCCTTCAATAGTTTCCGCATTTCCTCAGTACCCCATTTTTGCCACCCTTGAGGCTTTTCCGGTAGCTCCGATACTCGTTTCATGATTTCCGGGCGCTTCAATTCGTCTATAGATCCTGGTCCAGCGCTTGCAGACTGACCTAGTAACTGTGTGAGCAGACGATTAGTCTCCTTTTGTTCCATGATCAGGTGTAGCATGAGCTGCTGATCCGTCTTGCTGACCTGTTTCTCTACCACATCCAGCGGTAACAGCATAGATATTCCTCCTTATAAAGAAAAAAAGGGAGCTAATAGCCCCCTTACTTTTCCTTCATTCCGCCATCTTCAATCAACCGCGAGACCATTTCGTTCCAAATCTCCGCGCCTCTTCGCTGTGGTTCATCCATATCATCTGTGATTTTTTGAAACCCTCTGAAAGGCAACTTTGGTTTTTTCTTCGATACAGCTGCATTGCCCCAGGTGCTACGCTGTTCCATGTCCGTCACCCTTTCAGTACCTTGATTTTCCAAGTACCTGATGCGAGATCCACGGTGCCAGCAGTAGCATTAAAAACTGTGATGACTATTGTATTGGCCGCACTCACGTATCCTTGTGCGAACACTCCAGCTTGTGTATATGGAGCAGCCACGAGGACAAAATCACCAAATACTGCTCCTGTTACCGTTATTGCTGAAGAAACTGTGCCTGTATACGTTGTAAGAGATGCCGGGTCTACTGTAGATGTGCCATTGATCACGCCAGTAAACAAATCAGTTCCACTCAATGCCAGCGCTGTAAAACTGGTCGTACCTGAACTTGCTGCCATATGATACCTCCTAGGCCAAGAGAGTGCCGGACAATCCCGGATCTGCTTTCAGGATACCGTTCCAGCGGTTAGGCTTTGCAATCCACCGGCTGCGGCCCTTGATGATATTAGCATCTGTCTTTTCGTCAACATATGAACGCACTGACAACGGAATACGATCCAGGAAGATCAGACCTTCGTACATTTCCATCCATTTCGAATCAGCAAGATACCAAGTATCTGTACCAGCAGTGATACCGGATGTGTTGTTCAAATATGGCGACATGATGACATTCCAGCGGCCATACTGAAAGTTAAATGAGTTATTAGCAGTGTTCGGCATTCCTTCTTCAGCGCCGATTGCATCGAATACCAGCTTTTTGATACGCGCCTTAGATGGGATGATGATCGTGTCCGGGCTCACATCCATGATATTGCCGTCATCGTCACGGATATATTGCATAGCTTCTTCGGCCAAGCACAGCGCGTCATAACTGAATGGGTTGGAAATGTAGTTGGATTGCGTTCCATAGCCGCCAGTTTTGGAAGGATGTGCCGTATTAAACAAGGAGAGAGCATCTGCACCAGCGATATTGAATACTTTTTGGTTGTTTCCGAATGTCATGGTGGTTGCAGTACCATTATTCAGGATGCCCAGACCAAATTGTTCCCGGCCCCGGTGATATGATTTCATGAATCCGTATGCTTTTTGCTTAACCTTGCCCATCTTGGCGTCTTCCACCATAGTTTGGGTAACCGAGAACTGTAGTTTCCATTCATCCGGTTCAATGATGGCTGCATAGCCTTCTTGGAATGAGGATTCAGGGTATGCGCCTTGCTCACCCACGGCTTCAAAGTCACCGAGGGATGTTTCGTAAGTATACTTTTCAGCAAAATTGCTGGTTTCGTCCATGCAGAAGATTTTATCAATGACGGACTCTTTTTCAAATGCTTCCTTTTGGTCGGTCAACATCATTTTGATAGGTTCCTGCGACTTGCCGAACACGGAATCATTTAGCCCTGCTGCTTTCGAGAATATCATCTAAGTTCGCCCCCTTATACAAAGCGTCCACTGACATTAGATGTCGTGGTTGCTCCGTCAGTATCGTCAATTTCGAATACGCCAGATGTTGTTGTCGCTGTAACCTTCAGTCCATCTGTATGAATGGTCACCTTAGCGCCCTTGAGCGTTGCGGCTACCGTTGCGGTAGATTGTGTTGTCCATTCTTGCAGAGCGTCTACGCGCCATACAGGCAGCGGTGTAACGGATGTCGCTTCAGCTGCTTGAGTACGGACTGCTATAAATTGCGGTTTTGTTGTAGCTCCAACTTTTGTGAGCCGTCCACTTGTCAGTACCAATCCCTCACCCAATGAAGCCCCTTCAGCGTCTGTCAAAAGCAAATATTCGAAAGGAAGCTCACCCATTCCTGGGCGCATCTTAGGTCTAAATCCTGGTGCATTCATGTATAACCCTCCTAATTCGCGTGTTTTTTATGCCATGCACGAATCTGTGCATCGGTTTTACCTTTGTTGAGCGCTCTGTAAGCTCTCATGGTTTCTTCGTCGATCTCCACATGGTCCACTTCACCGCCGGTTGATGCGTTCGGGGCAAGGTGTTCCTTGCTGTTGAGCTTGTCCAGTGCTTCTTGCTTGGCAATCTCTTGTACATTCTGTAGCTGACTTTTCATGATCATCTCGAAATGTGCATTGCGGTATGCTGCAAGTGGTGAAGCTCCACGAGCAATTTCAGCCTTCATGTCTTCGTTAAACAATCGTTGTAGTTCCTCAGGATTTTCTGATGATACCGCCGCTTTGAACTCTGGATAGGTGTCATATAGCTTTTTCCATCCATCCACCTGTTCTTGTTCAAGGCGTAACTGTTTCTGCTCCATCGTTTCTTGCTTGAGTTGCGGGTACTCCTTCAGCATTTGGATCTCTTCAGGTGTAAGCCCGGCCTCTTCGTAGCGCTGACGGTCAGCATTTTCTTTCTCACGCTGTAATTGCTGCTCATATTGCTCTACGGTGTATATCCCATGGCTCTCACCATATTGCTGGGCAATCAATTCGTCGGCTTTCTTGGCTTTGGCTTCAATCTCGGCAGCGCGCGCTTTCTCTGCCTCTAATTGCTTCCGCATCTCCTGGAAAGCTTTATTGGTATCTGAGTCCTGTTTTGGTTTCTCTACCGGATCGGCGACATCCGGTGTTGCAGCCTGTTTAGAGTCCGTTTCAGGATCAGTTGATGGTGTTTCAGTTGTTTCAGTTGGTGTAGCCGGTTCCTCTTGCTTCTGAGTACTCATGTATTTGCTCATTTTCTGGTCAAATTCATTCATATCCTCAGCATAATCTGGGCTATCTTCTAGGTCTGGCGTGCCATCACCAGCGAAGTGTTGCAGATTAAGAGTCAACCGTCTAGGAAGGTCAGCGACTTCTCCCATTTTGCTGCTTATGTGTTCTGTCATAATTAGTCTCCTTTGGGTTTTTACTGCGATCCCACGCGAATTTTACTTTGCTCTCAAATCTCCGCCGGTTGTCTTCTTCGGCGTACCCTGGTTCTTGATGATTGCGTTAGGTGATTTCACCACGCCGCTCGAAGAGTTAGGGACCTTGTATCCGCCGCCGCCTTTTTCTGCCATGTTGTTCACCACCTTTCAATTGAGTTAGCCCGAAAATCGGCATGAAAAAGGACGCCCTACGACTAGGAGCGTCCTGATTTATTCAAATACTTTGTTACCAGTGTAATACCACAACCCGTTTGAACCTCGGAACATTATCGGATTCTCACATTCAGTGCATAACACCTCTGTTGAACTCTGTAATTCCTTTTTATATACAAATTGTCTTGTGTCACAACATGTGTAAACGGCCATAAAATCAATCAGATTTTCAGTGTTAAGGTTTATTTTCATGCTGATTCCTTCTGTGTTCCCGCCTGTGCAATCTTCGCGGCTTCGATTTGGAGTTTAGCCATGTCTACTGCCTTCTGATGATCTCCATCCTCTTGCGCCTTCTGCTGATCGTACTGTTGTTTCTGCGCCTCATTTGCTGCCTGTATCGCCTGTGCTTCGGCTTGTGCGTTACTTTGGGATGTCTGTTCCAGTGCTGCTTGAGTCTGCTGGTGTTCACCCATCAGTTGCTCAAGTTGTTGTTGTAGTTCTGCAATCATCTGATCTTTCTGCGCTGATTCCTCTTGCTGCTGCATCTTCTGGTCCCATTGCTCTTTAATCTTGCTTGCACTTGGGAATTGCAGTCCCTCCAGGATGGTCCAGAGCTGTTGTACGTCAATAGCTTGGGCTGAGAATAGAGCCATTGTCTGCTCGTACATGAACATTGGGTCTTTCGGAAGCCCAAACACGCCATCTGTACCGATCATAAAGTCGGTGTTCCAGTAAAGCTTGCCAGTTTTGTCACGTTGGAGTAGAAGATACTTGTCAAATTCACCGAAAGAGTCATTGCCGTTTATATCCTGCGCTAGATATGGCCTAATTTCGTCATAAAAGGCTATCTTGTGTTCGAAGATGATCTCAAATAACTCCTTGTAGTGGACCATCTTGTTGAACATCTTGGATTGCAGCCGCCCAGAGGCTTGTTGAACCTGTATCTGTTTGGCCCTGCCGCTCGTTGCCGTGGTATCCTCTTTTCCCTGAAAGCTATTGGTGATGCCTAGCATGGATTGAGCGATTGCATACTGCTCTTGGCAGAACTGAATGTCCTTGCTAATGTCTGCGGTAAGGTCCAGTGTTTCAATGGCTGCAAGCTGCTGAGGTGTGCCTCTAATCACTTGGTATATCTCGTCTGTGATCTTCAGCCGGTCATGATCCTCTAGGGCCTTAATGATTGAGCCGCCTTTGATGACCTTCTCTTCCATCTTGTGCACTACACGTTTGATAGAGTCCTGTTGATCCCGGATGATATCAAGGTCACTCTGACCACCAAAGCTAAAGTTCTTCGGCACATTGATCCGAACACTAACTGGGTAACGCTGTGGAATGAAGTAAGGAACGGTTTCTCCTGCTCGGGCGATCAATTGACCATTTGCGTCAGCAATATCGCGGTCCAACTTTTCGGTTTCCATCAGTGAACCATCTGCATTCCGACGGTAGAAGAACTTTGGTAGGTCCTCAAGCTCTGTGTCATTGATCCACACATACTTGCAGATGTCGTTATCCTCGTCCTTGTACCAGCACACAATCTCTGTCAGCGGTTCCTCTTCGGTCTCACTGGCTGAGCTTCGCACTGTCGCAGAGCCTGAAGCGTTCTGGTCGGTATCAAACAGCCGTGTGTTCTCTGGATACTGTTCCTCTTCTCCTGATAGGTCCTTTTTGTACCGACGCTTAACGTAGTCTTTAGTGACATCTGATAGCACAAAAAAGTAATCCATCTTTTGCAGGTTGTATACCTTAGGCTGTGTGACCAGTTGCTTCGGGTGACGTCCTATAAGCTCTATTTCGCCTCTGTACAGGTGATGCTTGTAGTTGGGGTTCCAAGCTACCTCAATCAGCGAGAACCCTTGCAGCGGCGTTATACGCTCGTTCTTGTCGTTTATGGAGTCAATTTCCGACTCTTTTAGGTCATTACCGATGCTGTCAGCGATCATAGTCGCCTGTTTTTCAAATCCCTCACGCTTACTTTTACAGGTTGGCATGGGGATTTGGTTGTTCACCTGTGATTCAATGAACTCAAAGGTGATGTTCCATATGTTATTGGACATTTTAGTTGGTATCTTTGAAGAATTGATGTTCTTATCAACCTTCCGGTCGCCCAGATAGAGGTATTCTCGCTCGTCCATAAGCGATATGTTCTGACCACTCTTAGCAGCTTCTAACCTTTCCTGCCACTGTATGAGCTTCTTTGGTCGCTGCGCTTTGACTACGGTCTTTTTCACCTTTTTAATCACATCCTTTATGCCCATCGTATCAACCTACTTTCAATCCCCATTTATCAGCGAGATACTTTTTCATGTCCGGCGCTGCCTTGCGGTAATCCTCTTGCAGATCCTCCGGCAAGTCTTTAATGCTTGGCTGCGCTTTAGGAATAAGCGCGGTCTGCTGCCCTCTGATCGCCAGTGTGATTGCCAGTGACATCACCAAGTCATCATGTTCACCTGGCATTGCTTCCGGCCTTCCTTGCTTGTTCTTCACAAACTTGAGCATTTCCTTAAGCGTGCCTATATGGTTAATGAGGTGTATGTGTTCCCTCACGTACTCCACAAGCTCCGATATGATCACGTTCCGGTTTGTCAGCCCTGTAACCCATCCAAACACCATCTTAATGTCCTTGCTGATCGTGTGGATGTCTTGGCGCATGTACAATCGTGGGTAGTTCATCTTTTCAAGGTTGATGATAATGCCCGGGTTAAAGTTTACCTCCGGTCCCAGCAGCGCCTTGTTATAGTACATGCCGAATTTGTATAGCTCTTCAGCGTACATATCAACGTCCATATGACCGTGTAAGACTGCCACTTGCTCAAGGGTGATATTGTCCAGCATGTGCGCTCCGTCGAAGTCACCGCCCTCCACGCCTTGTGCAACGTCGTTACCGCTGATGTATGGCCTATCCGGTTCTGGATGTTTAAATATGGTGATCCATCCGTGATCATCAGGAACAAACACCAGTTTCTTTTCTCCTTCACCTACGTACTTCAGACTGCCACGCTCACCAATTGGGTTAGCTTCCAACTCTCTCACACGCTTGATGATGATCTCATTGTTGAACACTGGTGTACCCGTGGTAAGGAAAGCCTCCATTGCGTTACACGGATACTCTTGCTTAAACAGATTTTCATCACCGTTGAGCTTATCCTTAATGGTGTTGCGTCTCCATTGCAGCTGGTCCAGATCAAGGTTATACGACTCTTGGATGTCTCGCTCATAAGGTGTGAGTTCAAAACCCGTGTATGGTGCTCTGTACCTCGGGTTCTCAAACCACGCTACGAACAGAGGTACAAAGTTATTGTTCCGGCGCTCTGCGTTGTCCCAAAGCTCCTGGAAGTAATTCATACCCTTTGCTGTGGACTCAACAATAACGATAGCGCCAAAGTCTGGGACAGACTGCATGATGGAGGTCATTGTCTCTTCCGGTTTGTCCCACTTGGCAAGCTCCGAGATATGCAGATAGTTGATGGTGTACGATGAACCGGCATTCAGATTCTTGGCTGTTTCCACTAGGAATTTATTCTGTAGCCCCGGATCGTTGTCTCTGCTAATCTCCTTAGAATCATCAAATCGTGGGTTTTCGAACAATATACCTTTACCTCTGGATGGACGGCGCTTCGGTTTAATGACCTGTGGCAGATACTTATAGAATCGGTCCGACATGTCGTTGATGGTGACCGCTGAATCCTCGTCAAATGAAACGATCATGGCCACTTTGTTAAAGCTGAAGTTCAGGTCATGAAAAAACACGCCCTCCGTGGCTGTGCTGAAGCCAAGCTGACGCGCTTTTAGGATGATGATGTATAATGTCCTCCGTTTTGATTCGTCCGGCTCTGCTGCCTTCCAGTCCTCTATGATACCGATTAGTCTATCCTGTGCCTCATTGGTTTGGAATGGTACGATCTGCGCTTCCTTGTTGCGAATCTTCAGGCACTTGGTGAAGTACGTCCGGTAGCTATCCTTTAACACCTTAAGTGTGCTCATTCGATCAGATCCCTGAGTTGATCCTCAAACGAAGACCGAACATCTGCTACAACCTGTTCTACTGGTTTGTACCCACCACGATCAAGGATATCCTTAGCTGCGGCTATCCGGTCCTTGTCCATTGCGTCAGGCTTCAACATGATCTCTTTCAGCACCTTATATGCCTCAACAGCGTCCTCAGCAAAGATTTGACGCAAGTCTCTGTTAAGGTTCTGTTCAGTTTTGTTGAGATATTGTTGAACTTCAACACTCTTCAACAAACGACTGCCCTGACTGTATGCCGTTTTCTCACTGTACCCTGCTGCTATGGCAGCCTTGGTTGCATTGTTGCCATTCTTTAGATACTCCGTGACGAATATCATCATCTGCGGTCTCAAGTCTGCCATTGTGTTCACCCCCTCATAGCTGTTTTAACATATCTGCGCCTTGCATGGCCTTTGTTAACTCGATTGCATGTTTAAGCGTTGCTTGATCCACTTTGTATCTTTGATATTCATGATACGTATATGCAATCCTTTCTGCTTGTTCAGCAGTTAAGGTGATTCCGTCAATGGTGTATTCTTCTGTGTCGTATTTAACCGTTACTGGCATTAACTCTTTATATGATCCTATCTCTACTTGTCCATTCCATGGTTTCATTTTACCGTCCATTGTGTTCACCTCCCTCTAATCAGAATCCGTTCCTTCAATCTTGTATCCACTGCATGTGTTACACCGATTGTCTATCAGCACCAAGTTTGTGCCATCGTAGAATTTAATGTTTATGTTTCCTCCGACATTCTCCACAAGCTCTATGCTTTTGCCTTCGTGCTGCTTAATTATCTGATGTGCATCCATCATTTCACCAACTTTCTGCTGTATTTACGATATAACCCCCGCAATTTCGGAGACTCACTATTCCTGTAACAACGTATTTAAGTCACCTTTGTTTGATACTACCATGGTTTTTACCTTGTATATGGACATGTGTGTCAGTGATAACAACCTTGCAGCCACATTTACATTCCCTGCTGAACTTGTCTTCCGTGATTTCAAGCTTTCCTTCACCGTTTCCAACATTGGCATTACCGCAGTCTGGGCATGATTGATACTCTTCCATCAGTTTCATCGCTTCTGTTATCTTCACTGTCTATCTCACCACCTCTATAAAGATCAATACCATGAATATGAGTGTTATAGCTAAATATCGTTCTGAATGCCTCAACCTGTTCCGGCCTCGCTTCGCTTAGTATTTCGGTCGTCTCGATGGCGCTGCGCGCAAAACACAAAGACCGGCTATATGCCGGCCTCTACTTTATATTGCTTCAATGCATCGCTAATTTCCATGTGGACATCGTGACCAGATTTTTGTGCTTCAAACAGAATGTAAAGGTAATTTGCTATTTCACTCTTTTTATCAAATGCAGTTGCTTGCTGGAAACTCATAGTATCCAATAGTCCAGAAACTGTATTTCCTGATGTTGAATGTTTTATGTCATCAAACAAGTTTACATGTTGACCAGTATACTCGGTAGAAATGTAGCAAGTCCCATCTTGTGCAATGCATACTGTTCCTCTGTCTAATTGCAATGTGATTGTTTCGTCGTGTTCATTCAATCCAATCAATGTTGTTTTCTCCATCTTCATCATCCTCATCATATTTTTGTAAAACACAAAAAGAGCAACGGCGACATACCGTTACTCTCTCTGCCGACCGGGATATCCCGACCCCTGTTTGATGTGGGAGAGGAATTTCACCTCACAAAGATGCGCTCTCGCAATTCATCCACCGAAAACCTTGCGGCAAGGGTGCGTTTTGTTCCGCCACCACATCATATATGCTAACCACCCTGTCGAAGGTTGCGCTGAGCAGCATGCGCTAATTGGGTGGGTGTTGCTAAAAGGTAGCGCCAACTCTCGTTAACGCCAAGGAGGTAGGAGTAAATCATCAGTGAATAAAAGTGAGGAATGGCCGACACTAGGGGCAGTCCGCGCGTCACTGAATGCCGACCCTTCACTAATAACATTATATCACGATGCCTTTGCACTTGTTGTCACTACTTTGTCATGTTGGGCCATTCTATTTCTGATATATCCGTAAGAATGTCCCGTATGTGCGGCGATTTCCTTCAGACTGTACCCTTGCGCCCGTTTGGACAATATTACATTATCCAGTCCCGTGAATTGGTCCATATAGGATTCGTACTGGCGCTTGATACCTTCCAACCTCATGACTTCATCCACACACTCGTTTAGCTTCTCAGCAGCCTTATCATACAGTTCCAGTCCCTTTACTAGATCTATATGGCAGTAGATGCTTGAAGGTAGCTTTCCTTCCTTCACTGCTTTCTGAGCGGCCTCCCACTGCTTACGAAGTTCGAATTCCCTGAGCTTCATCATCTGCAGTTCAGCGCACGTATCGGCGTATGACTCCTTCCAGTTCATGGTTTAACCTCCCCTATAGGATAAAATCCATAATTTATGCTTATACACTTCTAATCCTAATTGCACGAGTGACGATCATCCTACATTTTTCCTTTAGATACTCTTCCATAGTTTCATGTGCATCATCAACGCTTGCCGGATGTCTTTCAATCCGTATAACTGCATCATCTGCTGTGATCCTTATGTCGCCATGTTTCTTAGTTTCAGACATAGCCATTAATGCCATTTCGGATATAAAATCACCGACTTTTTTACCTTCTTCCAGCACCATTTCGCTATTTCCGACCTTGAATTCTATCATGGTTATCCCCCCTATAGATAATTTATTCCTTAATCACTTCCCACATACTCGCCGGTTCCCACCGTGTCAGTCCGTCCTGTATGATCTTGATGCGGTAGCCTATGCCGTATCCTGGTACGATATTGCACTGTACTTCCAGCACTCTTGCTGTGTCCCTGTGGTCCCGTTTGTTACGAACCGTGTCGCCTCTGGTCATAAGAGGAAAAGCAGCCGTTAGGC